AGTAGGTGACCATATTTTGCCATTCGCCTCCTAACACCCAGCACACTCAATATGGACTCGTAATAAGTACCACTCCAAGCCTCGCCCACTGCTTCACGAAATGTTGAGCTTTCTTGGTCTGTCAGCCATCGATTATCTATCAAGCAATAGGCTCTAACCGTGCGCGCTAGCTGATCACCAGTAACCGTTGTTTTCCCTGCTTCCATTTGACAACTCCTTTGGGGGTGGGCTTGAGCCCTATTGATACCCCGCAAGGCATGGCGTATGCAACTAAGCCTACTTCAGCCCAGCTCTCTCAAACGCCAACGGCTCCAGCCCCTTCATCTGTGCCAACGTCAACGGTGCGAAGTTGCGATCAAGCTGCAGCTCTGCGAACCGCTCCACGGTCAATCCGCCCTGCCGGAACAACTTGCCCCGTAGAGGCCCGATTGCCACGTCCTGAAACGCTGCTGGCTGCTGCTGAAGCCACTGGTAATAGTCCAGGCTTGCACTGACCTGCTGGGGCCCGCCATCACCGACAGAGGCCCGAGTTGCGCCCTTGGCGAAAGCCGCGCTCAGCTTGGTGATGATGACGAAGGTTGTCCGGCAGTTCGGGTGAAACGGCGGCCGGGGCCCGGAGTCGACCGGAAACCGCCGCTTATCCATCGATCGGCATGTCTGGCTGGTCTTGCTGTCCAGCGTGGCGACCATCTCAACCTCAGACACAATGTCCGTGTTGGCCTTGGCCACCTCCATGCGCGCCTGGGACGACACATGCTGAATTGCGGTGTGAACGACAGTGCTGGCGTTGCGGCTGGTTGTGGCCAGGATGCCGTCCTTGTAGCCGGCCGCCTTGGTACCGCGGATGTTGCGGATGATCTGAAAGTTCGTCTGCCCTTCGAAGAAGCCCTGCCGGATCGTGCCTGTGACGCGCTCGCGCTCGGCAGTGGTCCAGCCCTTGATGAAGGCCTTCAGCAGCTTCCCGCCACCGGTGCCGCGCACACTGAGCGGGCTTGTCAGGACTGCCGTGCGGACTGCCGCAACAGTGGGCGCCGCCACATCCAGCGATACGCCAACCGGCGCCGACCGAGCTAGGCTGGTCGCTTCGAACTCAGCCTCATAATTGGCGATGTCCACCAGGTCGAGGTTCAGTTGTGTGCTGTAGCGGTCGAAGATGCCCAGCAGCAGGCTATCGACCTCCTTCAGCAGCGCCTCCAGGCGCTTGACGTTGTACTCGGTCAGATCCGACCAGGTGAGCCGGTCACGAATAGAGCGGTCGATCTCCTTGAGGAAGGGGGCGAACTTGCTCACCTCCCCCGCCTTCAGTTTCTCGAGAAAGACCGCGTGCCGGATCGTGGCGTCAAGGATTGCTTGGTTTGCCGCCATTTGGTTCGTCCTCGTCGTCCAGGCCCAGGCCATCGCCCTGCCCCTGCAGCTCGCCATCGATCTGCTGGTCCGTGCGTTCAGGAGCGATCAGCCCCAGCTTGCGCAGGTAGGCCCGCAGGTCAGCCTTCGCGAATCCGCCGTTCTGCCAGAGCCCGACGAGCGCGGTGATCATCTGCGGATCTGCTGTCAGCTCCACGAACTCTTGGTTGACCTGGTAGGCGACCTTCTTGTCAGTGATGCCCATGTAGGAACAGCACCACATGAGCGCCCTGGTGTAAGCCTCACTGACGTTGGCCACGCACCCGGCGAGGACCGAAGTCGATGCGGACTGATCGCCGCGGGCCTCGGTCGCTGTCTTGGAGGACAGAGATGCCACAACCATGCGAGCGCCCAGCTCGATCATCATCTGGTTCTTGTCGGCCATGGCCTCCTTCACCAGCGTGTTGGGCAGGGGCTGCGCATACCCGAAGGAACCACCAGCAGGCAGCATCATCGGCGCCCTGGAGCCCACATAGACGCCGTTCTTTTCCATCCAATCGCGCCACTGCTCATCCAAGCCGGAGATCCATGGCTGAGCCTGGCCGCACCAGAAGACGCTGTCTTCATAGTCGGCGCTGTTCCGGTAGTGGCCCAGGTTGATCATAGCGATGTCGTAAAGCGGCGACTCATCAATGGTCGGGTCGTTGTTCTGGGCGCCGACGAAAGTGAACGGTATCTCTTTGAGGCGGCCGGCCCCGCCTTCAGGCCTGAACTCCTCGACGATCGCCAGCGGACCGCCGCCTTTCGGGCCTGATCGACGCCAGACCCGACAGACGAAGCCATCAGGCTCCAATGCCAGCTCTCGATACTGCTCAATCACCTTGAACCCGAAGCCGTCTTCCTCCTCCGGCGCCTCTCGCAGCACCACCAGGGTCAGCACACTGTGACCATTCACCATCCCGGTGCGCCAGTTGATGATGTCCTCAGCGCAGTAGGACAGGATCACCGAGTGGCCACCGATGCCGTCGTCCTGGTGGTAGTCGACATACAGCCCGTGTCTTCCAGCCTCCAGCACCTTCTCAAGCGTGCCCTGGGAGTGTTGGTAGATGCTCACGCCTGAGCCGTTGGCGTTGTCCTGCAGATACTCCAGCTTCTTCGAGACAACCAGTGTCGGGTCTTTGTGGAACGCCAGGCCCAGTAACCCATTTCGAGTGTGCCCGGTGGCGTTCTTGAACACTGCGCGCTCGCGGTACGCTCGGTTCCGGTCTTGGTTCTCCGGCGACTTGTCGTGTGCGTTGATGTACGGCAGCCGGTCGACAACCCGGTGCTGGCCGGCACACACATCGCGCACTGTTGCCCATCGGCCCAGGGCCTCGATGTAGTCCGCCCGCTTGAAGGAGACATCGTTGCTCATCGGGCGTATCCCATTTTGATGGAGGTGACGATCGCTTTGATCGGATAACGCTTGGCAATGAAGTAGCCAGCAGCGTCGTTCATGTGGTCGTGCCCCTTCTTCGGATCTTTGTCCGGCTCCCCCTTGTCGGTGTAGGTCTGGCGTTCCAGGCATAAGGTGAGCTGGGGGCACTGATCGATGTTGACCTTCAGGCGGCGTTCGCCATAGGTGTTAAGGAGCATCGCATTCAGAGCATTAACCCGGTCTTTCACACCCGGGTTTGTCGAGTCGACGACAACAGTGAAACCTGCCTTCTTGAGCAGCGAAAGGTCCGACTCGCTAGCGTTCTTGCTGCTGGTGTTCTGGCCGCTGGCGTCCGGATAAACCGCAACGGTATGGCCCGGGAACCGCGCCTGGATCTTCTCGATCATCTCCGGCGTATCACGCACAGCGTGGAACTCATCCAGAGCCAACGGCAGGTCGTCCCGCACCACGTAGACCACGGCGCTCATCTTCATGACGTTGAAGTCCATGCCGATGTGCAGGGCTTCGCCTGGCTTGATCCTCTCCGAAGTCCGACATTCATCACGATTGAACGTGTAGTACACGACGCCGGCGTAGTTCTCGAAGCTAGCCTCGTACTCCTGCCGGAATGTCCGAGGGTCCATCTTGCGGCGCGCCGCCTCCAGCTCCTCGGCCGGGACGTTTCCGCCATCGAGCGAGGTATAGAGCCAGCTCTTGTGGTCAGGCTCGTGGCCTGGCCGGCCATCCTGGAACGTGTCATAGCAGTGGTTGAAGCCCTTTGGCGTACCAATTCGCAGCGCATGGCCGCCCTTCCGCGCTCCTATGCCAGGAATCGTGTACTGACAGGTCGAAAGCATTGGCCGCAGGACTTCTTCCCAGGCCTCCCACGGGCAGTCCGCCCATTCATCCACCAGGACAAAGAACAGACCGGAGCCACGCAGGTTGTCATAGTTGTCGAGCCCCACCACGCGCATGACGTGGCCAGACTTCAGTGTGATCGAGCATTCTGTCTCGTTTGGACGGGTAGCACGCCACGCCTCGGGAATGGCCTGCTTCAGGCGCCGCCAAAACACACGCTTGGCCTGCTTGAAGGTCGGCGCGCCGTACCAGATCTCATCCTCCACGCTCACACCCCACTCGGCAGCCAGTCGGGCGGCGCGGCGCATCTCAGCCTTGCCCAGGAATGTCTTGCCAAACCGGCGACCACACACCGCGTCGCGGAAGCGCGCCTCAGGCTGGAATCCCCATACATAAATGTTCGCCTGCTTCGGCGTCAGCTTTACCGGCGGGTCATAGGTGCGGGGTAGTCGGGACACGTTCGTCTGGCTCCAGGGTGTACTCAGCAACTGCGTGCTGCTGGTCCGCCTGGGAGCCCAGGGGCTTGTCTGGTTCGATCTTGCGGTTGACATACATATCGCCGCATTCCTTGGCTGCCTGCTCGTAAAGCTGGGCGGTCAGGGCCAGGTTGCGCATGCTCTCGGCTTTCTCGGCCATCCGGGCCAGGCCGCGGAGTCGAAATGCGCGGTTGGCGATAGGGATATCTGCCGTGTCCTCTCGGAAGCGCTTGCGGGTATCTTCAAACAACTGCTTCCACTTAACCGCGAGCCCTTTCCCGGACACCTTCGTCGGGTCATGCGATTCAATTTGCTGGCGGGTGATAGACAGGCCGAATTCCTTTTGGACCGACTCGACTACCTGGGAAGGCGTATCGAAGCAGGCCAAGGCCTGAATTACGAAGACCTTCACCTCACTTGATAGGGCTGCCATAGGCGTTCATCCGTCCAAACCTGTCCAAAATCAGGCCGACTTGAGCAGACAGGTTCCGCAGGCCCTCGATATGTTCAATTTCCCCACCTCGGCAGGATTGTTTGCAGCGTCCACCAGGGCCTGAACGTCAGGGCTCGCACCATAGCGGCGGACCACACCGACGAACTCCTCGACATCGTGGCCACGTAGCTTCAGCTTGGGTGCGCCTTCTTGGGTGAAGGCTGGTTGACCGTACTTATCGGTCGCCTGGGCAATGTGGTAGAGCTCATGCTCAATGAGCGCGCAGAAGTCAGCGTCTGAGCACTGAGCGCAGTAGTCAGCAGCCAGGGTGATGATGAAGTCCGGAACGGCGCCGAACCAATCACGCATCTGTTGCTCCATCCGGGCCTTCTGCCAGCCGCCGGCGCGGAACGCCACCTGTTCGGCCTGGCCCAGGACTATGCGGCCCTGCTTCTCGAAGCTCGACGATGCCCACATGACCTGGATGTCTGCGTCCAGTAGATGGGCATGGTCTTCGTTATGGATGCTACCGGTGTCGGCGAGGATCTCGGTTTGGATCCACTCCCACACTTCAAGGGCTGGGGCCAGGCGGATACCGAAGTCGGACAAATCGGTTAGCTCAAGCAGTGAGAGGGGAGGCACAGGCCTGTTCATTCGCTCACCTTCGCGATTCCTACATGACCTCAATGTGGCTCTTGAATGCAACCAATGCCG